ATTTCAAATTTTTTTTCGTTATTCATCTTCTCCTACTGGGTCTGGGTTTTTAACTATTTTAGATCTAACAGGATCTTCTTGATAAATAATGTGATATTTACCATCATACTTTAATAATTTTTCGTTCCACCAAGATGGATCTTTAACTGTATAGTGAGCGTTTTTTCCGTTTGATAATATCTGTCTTGCTGGATAACAAGTTATAGTTAAGAAAATAAATTTTCCTGAACTAAATAAATCTTCTAAAACTTCTTCAACTTTATCTTCTTGAATGTGTTCCATTACATCTACACACAGAACTAAATCATAATCCATACTCATTTTTTTTGCATATATAGGTACAGCAGGATCATATCCTACTATTACAATACCTGTTGGTGAGCCTGGTACTTTTTTATTATTAAATAATAATTTATGAAATGTTGCTTTACCACAACCATAATCTAGTATGGTTCGTACTTTTTGATCTTTTATTATTTTATATATTTCGTGTTTATATTCTGCTAAAGCCTCTCCACACCAATTGTTTTTATTCTCAGCATGAAATTTAGTGGCTTCAATTAGGGATTCATAACTCATATAAATTTACTTTCAGGTTCATGTATATATTTTATTTTCTTTAATTCAAGGTATTGTTTGTAACAATTTTCTGTAAATTTGGTTAGATATAAGACATCTCTATAATTATTTACCTCATACACATCCATACCATCATAACCCATTTCTTTAGCTACCTTTAATCTGTAGTGTCCACAATGTAATTCCATTTTTTTTACGTGTTTGTTGTACATTACAACTCCAGGAAATAACAAACCGTCTTCTTTCATATACTGTCTTACATTGTTTAAGTGATCTTTTTCCCATTCTATTTTATTCTCTAAATAATCTTCAGTTATAGACCCCAAGTAATTTGGAAACCATACTATTTTAGCTATTAGTAATTGCATTGTGTAATGTTCTAGCTTGATCGTCTTCATGCTCTGTTAAAGAACCGTGTTTATCTACGTAGTGAAAAAACACTTGAGCACATCCATCACCTTCAAATTTTTTTCTTCCATGTGATAATTCACGCCCCATATATACAACTGCATCTCCTTCTTCTATTTCTATCCAATTTTTATTCATATGTATCGGCCAATTATGTGTTTTATGTATACATGCTGTTACAGATATTTCACAAGCTTCTCTATCTTTGTGTGTTTTTAAAACAGATCCGTATATGTAATATCTCCAGTAAGCATAAGATTTTAGTAATTCTAAACCAGTAACGTTTTCCATCAATGGAAGTTTCTCTTTTAAAAACACATGCATTAAAGGATCTCTACCATATGATGGACATACAGGAGCCTGTTCATCATCTTTAAATCCTTCATCTACTTTAAGTAGACAATACTGTTTTAATAATTTTAACTCTTCTTTTGAGAAGAAATTTTTAACTAGTTTATATTTAAAATCTCTTATATTAGCCATGATACTATAGAATACCTTGTTCCTTTCTTTACTGGTTCAACACAATGTGGATATAAAAAGTTACTTGGAAAGAAAATAATTTTACCTGTTTTAGCTTTAACTCTTTTAACCTCGTCTTTAGAATTAGGATGATAGAATACCAAATCCCCACCTTCATATTCGTCGTTTAAATTTATAATTACACTAAGTGTTCTGTTTGTTGTAGTACCGTGGTCTGTATGTATCTCATACTTTCCACCAGGAGTGTATTTTAAAATATCTACTTGAGATATTGTTCCTACAGTCAATTGAGGAAACTTTGCCTTATAATTAAAATAGTAATTCCATATTAAATTTTTTACTACATTAAATAAAACTTTATCAGTTATAGAAGATTGATTTAAGTGGTGTCCAAATACATTTCTAATATCTGTATTCAAACCATCTGCCACATTCATTTTTCCTGTAGCTTTATAATCGATATACTCTTTGAATTTTTTAATGATTTTATCTGGTATACTTACATTCAAATCAATTATTGCTTCTTTCAAATTCATGGTTTAGAATAGTTCTTTTTATATATATACAAATACTTATATGCTACAAAAATTAAATTTCAAGCCTGGTTTTAACAAACAAATTACAGCATCCGGAGGAGAAGCTCAGTGGATAGATGGAGATTTTGTAAGATTTAGATATGGACTACCAGAAAAAATAGGTGGATGGAGTCAACTTACTACACAGAAATTAACCATACCTGGAGTTGTAAGAGCACAACATGCTTTTACTAGTATAGCTGGAGAGAAGTATACAGTTCTAGGAAGTAACAAAGGTTTGTTTGTATATTATGGAGATGACTTTTACGACATCACTCCTTTAGATACAGCTGTCACTGGTTTTACTTTCACATCTTCAAATGGCTCTGCAACTGTTACTTTGAATAAAACATCTCATGGTATATTAGCTGGAGAGTATATAACGTTTACATCTGTAACATTGCCTGGAGGAGGAGCAACAGGATACTCTACAGGTGATTTTGAAAACACAACTTATGAAGTTATAACATCATCTACTAACAGTTTTACAATTACGATGGCCTCTAATGAAAGTGGTACAGGAATGTCGACTGCAGGTGCAGCAACTGTTAATCCGTATGTCACAATAGGACCAACTTTTCAAACAGCTGGTTATGGTTGGGGCACATCAACTTGGAACTTATCTACTTGGGGAACAGCAAGAGCAACAGGTGCAGTGACTCTGGACCCAGGCTTCTGGAGTTTAGATAACTTTGGTGAAGTATTAGTCGCTACAATTCATAACGGTAAAACATTTACATGGAATGCAGGAGCAGCAGGAGCAAGAACAATCAGAGCATCTACATCCACGACAAACTTTGCAACTACAAATAATCCAACTAAAAGTTTGATGACTGTAGTATCAGATAGAGATAGACATTTATTTCATCTTGGAACAGAAACAACTATTGGAGATACTTCAACTCAAGATCCAATGTTTATAAGATTCTCTGATCAAGAAGATCTAAATACATATGCTCCAACTTCTACAAATACAGCAGGTACGTTTAGATTAGATTCAGGAAATGAGATAAGAGCTGCTGTAAATGGTAAAGATTATATTCTAATATTAACAGATAACGCTGCATATGTTGCACAGTTTGTAGGTCCACCCTTTACATTTAGTATTAGACAAGTAGGTGTTAACTGTGGATGTATGGGTCAAAACTCAGTTGTGTATGCATCAGGAGCTGTGTTCTGGATGGGTAACGCTGGTGGATTCTTTACATTTGACGGTACAGTTAAATCATTACCTTGTCTTGTTGAGGATTTTGTATTTACAAAAGACGGAGATAATTTAGGAATTAACTTTGAAGCAAATAAAATAATATCTGCAGGTCACAATAGTTTATATACAGAAGTAAATTGGTTCTATCCTAAAGATGGATCAGATCAAATTGATAGAGTGGTTACATATAATTATGCTGAAAGAGTATGGACTACAGGTTCTCTAGCTAGAACTACATACCAAGATGCTAGTGTATTTAGTGAACCTTATGCTACAGAGTATACAGCAACAGCCACACCTAATATTGAAATACAAGGTATTACAAATACTTTTGGTTCAACAACATATTACGAACACGAGGTAGGAACTGATCAGGTTAATAGTTCAGGCACCACATCAATTGATGCATTTATTAGATCTGGAGATTTTGACATCACAGCTAGAAGAAGTGCTTTAGGTCAAAGCACAGGTATGGCTGATTTTAGAGGAGATGGTGAGTTTTTTATGTCTGTAAAAAGGTTTATACCAGACTACAAAGTCTTAACAGGTAATTCTAAAGTTACATTGTTTGTAAATGATTATCCAAATAATATAGCTTCTAGTTCTCAGTTAGGTCCCTTTACAATTACATCCTCTACTGATAAGGTGGATACTAGGGCAAGAGGAAGACTTGTATCAATTAAAATAGCGTGCGACGCTGCTGGAGAAACTTGG